CCTCACTTTATCTCGTGGATCAGCGTCCTGAAGTGGAAACACTGGATGTTATAGCCGCCGGCTCCGATGGTCTGGATCTTTGCCTTGCCCTCCGTGCCGACGATGATGCCGTTGATGTCGCCCTCGGGGCCTATGTATAGCGCCGCGGCGTCAGTGATGGTTCCGACCGTGCTCATAATGCGGCCGATCAGGTCGAGCAGTTTGGCCCACTTTTCTTCTTCCATCGTCTTTTCGAGCCATGCCTCGCGCTCGTCCTCGTTGTGGATCTCCAGCAGCTTGAGCGTGATCTGGTCGCCCGCTTCGCGGAGCTTCTTCTGGATCTGGCGATATTCCAGCCCGCGCTCACTCAGGAAGGCGTCGACGTCGCGGCGCGGCCAGAGGTTTGCGAGGTCGTAGTCGGTCAGCTCGCGGCCCTTGTAGAGCTCGCGGTACTTCTCGAGAGAGGGGAGCGTCTGAAGCGCCTCCAGCCGGGCGGCCCGTTCCTTGGCCTTCAGGCCCTCGCGGTACTCGATGAAGCGGATCCGCTTCTCTCGGTAGTATCCGATCGCGTGCTGTTTCCAGTTTTCGAGGAAGTCCTTCAGGATCTCCGGGGTGTTTGCCTCGAG